AGAAGATGATAAAGCTTTTATAGCAGCACTAGGTAAATATCTTTCTCCTGTTTTACTAGAAGGTTTACCAGATTTAGTTCTCCACTTTTGCTTACTCCAATTCTTTAAGCTTTGTTGAGACTTAGCTAATGCCATTATGATTTGTATCCTCCACCTGCTTTCTTATAAGCTTTAGCTAGAGCCTGTGCTTTTCTTGCACTCCATTGTCCAGCACCTGTGCCATGAGAAGCTTGTGATTTTATTCTTTGAAATATTTTTTTTCTCATTGTAGGTTTTGTATAATTACCTGCTTTATTTACTGTACTCATATTTAAATATATACTTCTCCATTATTTAATAAATTCATATTTTTATAATAGTTTTTAATATTATTTGCTGCAGCGTTACCATAAACTTTTGCAACTAACTCTCCTCCACCTGAACCTCTTATATCAGTACCACCATAATTTGCATTAAAATTTGTCATACCATAAGAACTACCAGTAGGAATTGGCACTCCTAGTTCAGGAGTTTCAGGAGTAGGTGCTAATAAACCTTTAGCTATATCTCCAATTTTACTTTTATTTTTTGAAAAAAATCCTTGTGTAGCTTGTTGTTTACCAAATGTTTCTGCTCCATTAAAAGTATACTCAGTAGCTTGTCCTGGTAAAGTTGTTCCCATCCCGTAATCACCAGTTTGTCTTAAATCAGGTATCTCTGTTTTAATTTGATATTTACCAGTACCTGTTCCAATGTAATCCATATCTCCAGCATATTCCATAATTTCATTTGTATAGTTTTTAGCTGCATTATTATTTTCTACAAATGAACCAATTTGTTCATCATTAAGATAAGTATCCATTTCCATAGCTTTGCTTTTAATATCATTAAACATTCTTTTTGCATTTTCTCCAAAACCATCTAGTCTAGCTTTGTATGCATCATTAATTGTATCAGTAACAAGTCTATCAGAAGTAATACCAGATGAATTAGTTTTAGTAAACCATCCACCAGGTTGTGTTAAAGTTTGTTTACCTAATTCTGAAGCTTGTAATGTTCCTTTTTGAATTGCAGCAGCAGCATCTGAACTACTAATAACAGAAACACCAGGGTCTCCCATTCCAAAAACTTCAACTGTACCTTCTTTAGCTGTTAAAGGTTTTGGCATTACAGATTTTAATTTGTTTTTACCTGCATTATATAAATTTTTAGCACCTTGAGATATTCTACTAAATATATTTCCACTACCTTTAGGTGCAAGTTTACTAAATGCTTTACCGATAGTTTTACTAATTCCTTGTTTAACTGTTCCAGCAAAAGTATTAAAAGCTTGATAACCAGTTCTTATAGAATTACCTATTGTACCAATAGATTTTAAAAATAAATTAGATGAGTTCATTAATCCTGTAGTTCCTCCTGCAGTACCAATTATAGAACTTAATCCTCCTAATGCATAAGGCATAGCAATAGATAAAGCAATCATTCCAAGTGGACCAAGTTTATTAGATATTTTAGCAACACCTTTCATAACAGATTTGCCAATTTTTTTTACAGATTTAGCAACTTTTTTTACAACTCTAGTAATAGGCTTAGTTATTTTCTTAGCTACTTTTTTAATTGACTTTGTTATTTTTTTTACTACCTTACCCATAACCAACTATCCTTTGTTTTTTGTTTCATTATTGTTCTTACTGTGTTATTTTTATTTAATCTTATCCAATGTATATTTTTATTTATACCAATTGTTTTTAATGCATTATCTTTTAACCACTTCATTATTTGTTTTGTATTTTTAGTTGCAACAAAATCAACATGAAGCATTATATTTCCACAATTCCAGTTTTCAATTATACCTGTATTTAAAAAATATAATTCTGTTTTATTATCAACATTAGCCCAGTTTGTAAATCCTATTAATTTACCATTGTCATAATGTTTTTTATATTGAGATAATGATAAAGAAGGAATTATTGACTTTGCTAATTCTCTATCAGTATACGAATCATATCTAGAAAACTTTCGATATAATTCTATTACCTCTATTATATCAGTAATATTAACCATTGTCAATACTTACTATTAATACTATTTACCCCAGTTATCCCAAATTTTATAAGCAAAATTACCAAGACTTTCTAATTGTTTTCTTCTGTTATCATCTTGGACTGCTTCATTATCTAAAGCAGCTAATGTTAATTTTGTTTTTTGTTCGTTAGCATTTTGAGTTGCATCATACTCCCACTTAGCAGAATCTCTCATTTCTTGCCATAAAAAAGATAATCCTTGATTACTTAAATTAAATGCGTTCATTGCATTAGCTTGATTAACAGCATTTTCTCCTGCAGTATTAGCTTGATTTAATTGTCTTCTCCAAGCAACATTTGATTGTTCTATAGCTAAAGAATTTTGAACATTAAATTGATTTCTATTATATTCAAGTTGTTCATTAAACTGGTCAATTTGTGCATTAAGAGTACTTTGTAATCTTTGTGCTTCTAAATCATTACCTTGATTTAAAGCTGCAACTCGATTAGCTTCAGTAATATTAAATTGTGTCATAGCATCATCTCTTGCAGCATTTTGAATATTAATTGTATTAGATAAATTAGTCATAAATTCAGTAGCTTGATTTTCACTAGATGCATTAAACTGTTCAGCAGCATTTGCAGCAGCTTGGTCAGTTAACATAGCTTGTTGTCTATTCTGTGTATTTATTACTTCAGTCTGTTGAGCATTAGTTAAGTTAGCCATATCCATTTGTAAAAAAGCTTGTGCATTTAATACAGCTTTTTGTTGTGCATTAGATAAATTAGCCATATCCATTGTAGCTAACTGAACAGCATTTTGCATAGTAGCTTGTTGAGAATTATTTAAATTTTGTAATTCAAATGTTCTAAATAAATTAGAATTTGAAATTGCAGTTTGCTGTTGATTGTTTAAATTTAAAACATCCATACCTGCAGTTGTTTGAGCATTTGCTAAAGCAGTACCTTGAGAATTATTTAAATTAGCTAAACCCATTTGTTGAGTTAACTGTGCTTGAGTTAATCCAGCTTGTTGTAAGTTAGCTAAATTAGCTAGTCTTACTTGCTGTTGTTGATTAGCTGAAGCAATAATTGCTTGTTGTTCATTAGTAGCATTTAATTTTGTTAACTCTTGTGCAAACTGACCATTCATCATATTTGCTTTCATATCATTTTCAGCATTAACTAGTTGTGCTTGAAAACTTTGTTGAGCAGTTAATACAGAAGCTTGTTGTTCGTTAGTTAAATTTTGTGATGCTCTTTGTTGTAACGCAGTAGCATTTGATTGTGCTATAGGTAATGCATTTTGTATAATAGCATTTACTAATGCATCTCTACCAATAGAAGATTTACTTAAACCTCTTGCAGCTAAATTCTTTTCAACATTTTCAACAGCACCTCTTGCCCATGTAGGAATACTACCAGTATCAATACCATCTAATAAAGTACTAATTTGTGTAGATACTAAAGCATCTGTAGGTAATGAAGCAACTTGTGCTTGAACTGCAGCAGGTTGTTGCATAATAGTTGCTGTAACTTGTGCAGGATTACTAGCAACTGCTGCTTGAATATCAGCAGGTAATGTAGCAGTTTGTCCATTAACAGTAGCAGCAGTACCACTTACAACTTGTGCTAATGCACCAGCAGATAATTGTCCTTGAGAAGCTTGAGCTATTGCTGAAGTAGTTGGAGCTGCTGTAGCACCTGTAGTAGTACCAGATAATGTTCCAGTAACTGTACCTACTTGTGCTTGAGTTCCAATAGTACCAGTTTGAGCAGTACCTGTTTGAGCAGTACCTGTAGCACCAGTCATAGTTGCTACATTAAAAGTTCCAGGAGCTTGAACTTGTGTAGCTGTTGCACTTGTAGGAGCTGTAATAGCAGCTTTAGTAATACCTACATCTTGAATATCAGTAGGTGATGTCATAGTTGTACCACTAATTAATTCATCAGCTTGTACAGTTTGTTTAGTATATTTTTGTTTTGCAGCTTCAGCTACTTCTGGTGATTTAATTTGACCAGCAACATATTTATCTAAAAATTGATTTCTTTCACCTACTTTTTGTTGTACAGGTTTAGCAGCTTCAGGAATTTTTTCAAACTTTCTAGCTTCATCACCAACAGCAAATTTCTGTCTCATTTTATTTAGTCTCATTCTTTTTACTTTTGGAATCATTGTTTACCTATTTAATAAAAAAATTATATGCACCACCTATCATACTAGAAATAATTAATAGTATCCAGATAGCACCTTTACCTTTGTTAATATCAGCTCTAAGACATTTAGTTTCATTACGAAGTTCTTTTATTTCTCTTACTAAAAAATCTATCTTTACTTCTGTAGCTGATTTTCTTGGCATTATCTTCCTTGTCCTTTATAAATCTTTACACCTGTTTGTCTTCGTTTATGTTTATTCATAGTACTTGTGTTTGGTCTTTTACCTTGTGAACTTCCTTTTGCTATTCTTTCATGAGAAAGAAAATCTTTAAACTTCTTAGCCATTATGGTTTAGGTGTATCTGATTTAACTTTAGCAATAGCATCTTCCCAGTTAGTAGTACCATTAACCTTATCCCAGTACTGTAAATCTAGCTGTTCCTGTATTGATGGATAGGCAGTTGCTCTATCTCTTTGATATTGATTAGCGTCATACTCTGCTTGTAGTTCTGTCATCTTAGCTTCTATGTCAGCTACTGGTATAGGTGTTGTTCCATTTAACCATTCAATAGTATTTATATCTTCTCCATTTACAGTTACTTCTGCATTTGGATTTATTTTTTGTATTGCTTTAACTATATCTGTCATAATTTATCCTGCTATCTCCATTACTGTTATACTAGATGGAAAAGTAGCTCTGTTTATGTCATCTCCTGAACCACTTGTTCTACCCCATGTAAAAGTTTGAGAATTACTGCTTGTTAAACCTTGTAATTTATACGTAGTTGCTGAAATAGTATTTGGAGAATCTAAAAACATTACACTAGCACTATAAGTTTCTGTACCTTGCGAAACTCCATGTGTAGTATGAATACCACCACTTGCTCTTACTCTGTTAGAGCCAGATTGGTCAGCTAAAAATATATCTGTACTTCCTCTTACAAGTTTTAAAAGACCATTTCTATCAGTACCATCAATACTTATAGAACCAGTAGCAGTTATAAAAATTTTACTAGATGTGCTTGAAGGAGTTATTGAAACTGACATACCAGTAATATCTGTAAAACTTGTAGAAGTAGTTGTAAAAACATCTAGTTTAGTTGTAGATTGAACTTGCAAAATCTTTCCTTTACCAGAGTTTGCTCCTAATGTAATTAATGCCATATTGTTATACTCCTATTAATGCTTGGATTTCGTCATCATCTAATCCCAAGTCTTTTAGTTTTTGTTTGCCAGATGCTTTCTTATCTATTGCTGTTTGTTCAGTGTCTTTTAATTCTTGTATCTTAGCATTTACTTCTGCTTCTGTTGGCATAGTAGCACCATCTTTAATAATCTTAATGTGTTGATATTGCATACGTTCAGAGTTAGGAATTTTATTTCCATTGTCGTCTTCTTTTTTCCAGCCATACCATTGTGATTTATCTGTATTAAAATAAGCTAATGCTTCTTGTAAATAATCCATTATTGGCTATCTCCTAAACGAATAAATGTTAAATATGTTTCATTTTGGTCTGTATTACCATAAACACTCCAAGTACCACCAGCATCAACTCTTGCTTTTACTTTTACATTTGAGGTATCAGTTACATTTACAAAAGTATGAATTTCTACATTAAAATAATAGCCATCAGCATCTCCACCTCTACCTATTGCTTCTCTAGTATATGTTGAATTATTTATAGTAGTCCATAATTCATTATTAATTGTAGTATTATATGCATGACCATGAATATTAAATTGTACTTTATATAATCCTGTTGTTGGAAAACTCCAAATACCAGAACTAACTGACATTCCAGTTCCAATTTTAGAAAAACTTGCATCATCTACTCTCTCCCAGTTTGATGAAACTGGGTCGGCACTTGCACTAAAAGCTGCTGTAATTCTAAAAATATCAGCTTCTGTAATTCCACTAGCTGGTAATGTGCTAAAACTATTATCTCCTCTTAAAAAGGTTGTAGCATCTTTAGTTCCTGTTGCTGTTAGTTTAGCAAGTGAAACAGCACTATCTCCAAGTTTAGCAGTAGTTACAGAGCCATCACTAGGTACTGTCATAACTCCTGTTCCATAATGTAAAAAGAAATTACAAACGCTTGTGCTTGGTATAGCAACGCCAAAGTCTATTGTAGAACTTGAAACTGTAAAGTTAGTAGCTTGAACCACACCATCAATACTAATCAAGCATGATTGAGCAGAGTTTGGTGTAAATGCTACTGAACCTTTTGTAATAGAATAAGAACTAGAACCATCAAAGGTAATATTATCTAGTACCTCTATGTTTGATATTTTATCTAATCCTCTGCCAAGATAAGCCATTACTCTGAACCTCCATTATCTATTACTGTTCCACCATCTGCTATCCATTCCTGTATTGCTTGGTAATCTGTGTTGTCTTCAACTAAAGGTACTGATTTAACTATATTAGAATTTACATAAGTTACTTGGTAACTTACAAACTCTCCATCTAAATAATTTTTTGTAATTGTATCAATCATAATTATAACTCCGAATTTAATGCTATACTTGCACTTGCATTATTTGACCTAACATAACCAGCATGACCAGCAGTTCCACTAACTTGACTATTGTTATACAAGTTAATTTCATTTAGACTTGCTACACCACCTCCAGCTATATCATTAAAATTATCTGTAGCACCGTTTCTTGATATTTTGTAATAATTTGTTCCTGATACATAAACTACTGTAGGTACTGCTCTCATAGTATTAGGAAATGTAATATTAAAAAATATCTGTGAAGAAATATAATAGCCACCTACTCCTACATCTTGTGAACCAGAAACATGAAGATAATAATACCTTTGACATCTCTGTAAATTCACATCAACAGGCAAGAACTCAAAATCAGATGCTACTTCTCCAGCTTCTAATTGTACTCCAGTAAATTGTACATAGTCATTAGCACTTGCAAGAGCATTAACTTGACCTACTGCTTGGTTAGCAGCAGTATAAGAGTTCCAAGTAGTGTTTAAAGTTCCAGAAGTAAAATTACTTCCAGCACCAAAATATAACTCTACATCTAAAGACCTACCATTATCATTAGCAAATGCACCAGTAGTATCTGGTGGAAAGGTAATTGTTTTATACTCCCAAGTATTTGCAGAACTTACTGTGTATGCTTTTGAAATAAATCTTGAGTTATCATCATCAGTAAGATGAGCAATATATGTTCCTGTAACTGATGCTTTTATCCAAAATGATAAAGTTAAACTTTTAGCAGATGATGTACCTTTTAATAAGTATTGTAAATTTTGACCTTCAATTCTTTGTGTTATTAGATTAACATCACTAGCACCTGGATTTGCACCACTACTAGCCTCTAAAAATTTTAATGATTTTACAAAACCAGAACCAGTAGGTGCATCTGTTGCTTGTGACATTGTAATTTGACCAGCACCTCTTGATATTCTCCATCTATCGCAAGTTCTATAACCAGTAGATACATTAATTTCAGATGTGCTTCTTTGTGCTATGCTCATGTCACCATTGATGATGATGTTTCTGAACTTAACATTGTCTTGAAATCCAGCACTTGGTATTTTTGATATTGCCATCTTATGTATCTCCTAATCTTACAAATGTAAAATGTGTTTCGTTTTTAGTGCTTGAACCTCTTAAAATACAAGAGGAGTTCATGCTGTCAGTTGCAAATTTAAGTTTGCATTGCGAAGTATCAGTCACATCAAAAAAAACAGAGGCAGAACTGTTTTTATAATGTGCACCTCCAGTAGTTGATGCATTAATATCAGCTCTTTGAGTATATGAAGAATTGTTTATAGTTGTAAACATTTGAAGTAAAGATATATTTTCGTTTGTTACGTTCCAATTTGCATACATTACTATTTGATAAACTCCAGTTGATGGAAAAGTAAAAATTCCAGAAGATACTGTCATAGCCGAACCAATGTAACCAGCTCCAGCAGTATCGTCTCTTTCAAGATTTGCAGTTATATCGGCATCTGTATTTGTTATATCTGCTGTTAATCTCCAGCTATCTGCAACTGTAATTCCACCACCTTTGATAAGTGAGTAGTCTATTCGTTTTAAAGTTCCAGCATCACTTACTAGAAACTCATCAGTATCAGCTGGTTCAGATGCTAAAGCAGTTTGACCAGTAATTAAATCAGCAGAAACTTGTGAACTTCCAACAGATGCATTTGGAGGATTTACTGTTTGAACAGCTTTACCTAAATACACACAGTACATATCGTCAGATGATGATGTAGCACTTGTTAGTGTTAGACTTGTGCCAGATGCAGAATATGCAGTTGTAGGTTCTTGTCTAACAAAGTTAATAAATAATGCTAACTCATTTGCATTAGCAACTGGATTATCCAATGTGTAAGATGTAGTCGCACTTGTAGTGAAGTCTTGCTTCTGAAAAGCACTATATTTTTCAGCTGGAGTATTTCCTATGTAAGCCAAATTTATTCTCCTATGAACTTATTGCATCTACTGTTGATACCCAAACATCTAAAGATGAAGCTGTATCTGAAATTACTTTAAGAATATCTCCAGATTGAACTACAAATTTAGCTCCACCATCTAATACTTGTAATGATGAACCTGCAGGAATAGGTGCATCCTTAATTAAATAAATATCGTTTGAACCATCATTGATATATACAGATGCTATAACTGATGAACCAGTTACATTTGAAACTGATATACCAACTACTGTATCAAAACTGTCTGCAGTAAATAAAGTTGCTGCTGATGTTCCTACATCGTTGCTTGTGTATCTTCGAAAGTTTTGTGCCATGTTTTATCCTAATTATACTAGTTTATTGTTTATATGTCAACACTCTTACAAAGCGATTGCCATTGCTATACTAAATCCATTAGTTGCTTTTGCATCTAATTGAGTTTGTACTGAAGAAGTTACACCATTAATGTAACTAAATTCTGTATTGTCTACTGAACCATCACCAACTAGATTAGCATTTAATCTAGCAGAAGCATCAATAGTTGCTTGTTTACTATCTATCTGTGTTTGAATAGCTGAAGTAACACCATTTAAATATCCAAATTCTGTATTAGATATTGACCCATCATGAATTTTTGTAGCATCTATAGCTGCTGCAGCTTTAATATTTGCATCAGCTAAATTAGTAATTGAATTCCCAGTAGCATCTACATCAATAGTTTTGTTAGTAAATGTAGTTGTGCTTGAAGGTGTTACACTAGAAACATTATTATCAACATATGTTTTAATTGCTTTAGCAGAAGCAAGAGTATCATCACTTGCAGAAACACTTGTTAAATCTGTATCAAGAACACCTGAAGCTAAATCTGCAACTTCAAGGTTTGTAATACTATTTCCAGTACCATTAGCATCAATAGTTTTGTTAGTAAATGTAGTTGTACTTGAAGCTGTAGTATCTGCAGTTAAAGTTACTGCTCCACTTGTACCACCACCAGATAAACCTGTACCAGCTACAACTTCAGTAATATCTCCAGTTGGAACTGTTGCTACTTGTGTATCTACATAAGCTTTAATAGATTGTTGTGTGGCTAAATGACTAGCAGAATCAGAAGACATATTATCTTCATCTTTAATTGAAGTACCTGAAATAGTATCATTCAATACTGCTGATGTTAAAGTTTTATTTGTAAGAGTATCTGTTGTAGCTTTACCTACTAATGTATCTGTAGATGTTGGTAAAGTTATAGTTCCAGTATTTGATATTGTTGAAATTACTGGAGTAGTTAAAGTTTTATTTGTAAGAGTTTGTGAACCTGTTAATGTAGTTACAGTAGAATCAATATTAAAAGTAACTCCATTACCTGCACCAACAGAATCAATACCAGTACCACCAGCTAATGTTAAAGTTTCTGAATCTAAATCAATATTTAATGCACCACCTGTATCACCTTGAAAATCTAAATCTTGAGCTGTTACTTGTGAGTCAACATATGTTTTGATTGCTTTAGCAGAAGCTAATGTATCATCTGAAGCAGAAACTGAAGTTAAATCTATATCTAAAACTCCAGATTTTAAATTATCTACTTCTACATTTGATAATGTATTATTATCTATATCTAAAACTTTATTAGTTAAAGTTTGTGAACCTGTTAATGTTGCAACTGTTGAATCAATTGCAAATGTCATAGTCTGTGCAGAACCTGTAGTATCAATACCAGTTCCACCAGTTAATGTTAATGATTGTGAATCTAAATCAACTGCTTGAGAACCACCAGTATCACCAGAAAAATCTAAATCTTGTACTGTTACTTGTGCGTCTACATAAGTTTTAATAGCTTTAGCACTAGCTAATGTATCATCACTTGCTGATACTGAAGTTAAATCTGTATCTACATCTGTAATACTTGTAGCTGAACCAATTACTAAACCATCTAAAGTAACTGTACCATCAAAGAAAGCATCTTTAAATTCTAAAGAACTTGTACCTAAGTCAATATCATTATCTGTTATAGGTACAATTGCACCATCTAATAATTTAAATTGTTCTGTAGAAGTTCCTGATACATCAATATGAAAACCTATTTCATCATTAGTAGTATCAATTAAAATTTTATTTAAAGGAGTAGCAAGACCTGCATCTCCAATTAATCCTATGACTGGACCTTCTGCTGTTGTTCCATCATGCTTATGTCCTGAAGCTACATTAAAAGCAGCTAATAATTGATTATATTCATTATTAAATAATGCTGCTGTAATTATATCACCATTATTTAATGAACTCTGTCTAGTATATCCTGCCATAATTTATCTTCTTCCTCCTGCTATGAATGAAACAAACATTCCATTTACTGAGTATGGAGAATTTGTATCATTACTAAAAAATTTAAAGTTATTAGAAAAACCACTTCCTGTTACTGTTACACTTTTACTTGGTAATGTTGTTGCTCCAAATCTTCCTGTACCAAATGTTGCTGTACCAAATAATGAAGGAGAACTTAAATTTCCTACTGCAAAGTTTCCTGGTTGTGGAACTTCACTACTTTCAAAATCATATCTAATTCTTAAATTTAAATCGTTTTGTGTTCCTTCAGGTTCAATATTTGCTTTTATTTTATATAAACTTTTTCTTAAACCATTATCACCATAATCCATGTCTGGTGTTTGAAACTCTGCTTCAACATTTGAACCATCAAAACTATTACCAGTATCATGTTTATACACATAACCTGTTTCATCAATATGAAATAGAGCTTCTGTTCCATCATTATTAATAGTAGAAGTACAAAATTTTACAGATAAACCTTTTGTTTCACTCCATTCAAAAGCAGGAATACCTTCAGAACTATATTTAAATGTTCCTATAATTCCTTTTTGTCCTAAACTTGCTTGTCCACTTTGATAATAAAATAATCTATATTGACTTCGTTCTCTTATTACCATACTAGAAATAGTGTAGTTACTAAAATTATTAATAATATTATTAACTAAGGGTAGTATTTTTCTAGATATAGAACTTAATTCAACATCATCAATTCTAGCTGTTCCAGCGACTGTTCTTAATCCATCAGGTGCTAAGAAAATTAAATCTCCACCTATCTCTTGAATTGAATTACCACTTATACAACCAATATTTTTTGTTACTGATTTGATTATAGGTGTAGAATCAAGGTTTGTCAACTCATATATACTATTTTTACAAAATATAATTAAACTATTTCTAAATACCTTAATACCTGTTACTATATCTCCAACATCTACAAAACCTGCAGAAGCACCTTCAAAATCATAAGGCTTTAATCTAGTACTATAATATACTAAACTAGGATTAGTTGATTGTCCTGAAACTACAATTCTTTCAGCATATCTTTCAATTAATGAACATTTTTCTGGAGAAGACCTATGTACTTCTTCAAAATGATATTTATTATTATCATCAATAAAAAATTCACCTATTCTATTTTGACCATCTACAAAATATATTGTACCATTTTCACCATGAGACTCAAAATTTATAAACTGAACATTACTTTGATTGGTTCTTAATATTGTAGTAGCACTAGCTAAATCAGTTGAAGCTATACCACCTTTAAAATAAGTTAATCCATTTTGTGTACTAGCAGTATTAGCATTTATATCTAATGTTAAAACAGTATCACTTGTAATAGATAATACTTTATAAAAATTTCCATCTATTTTAATATCATCTCCAACAATAAACTCAGAAGTAAATACAGTACTAGTTCCTGTTACTGTAGGAGAACCTGAAGTAATTGAAACTGTTCCAGTAGCTGTTACAAAAGTATCTTTATTAATTTGAACATATGAACTCCCTGATGTACTAAAATATAAATTATTGCCTTGAGCAACAATTATACCTCCAGCATATCCTGTAATACCATGAACTGTATCAGTAGCTAATCCTGAAGGAATTACAGCACTTGATGTTCCTAATTTTTCATAACCACTTACTCTTCTATATCCTCCTGTAGTAGAGGATTCAAAATTTTGTAAAACTGTAGCAGCTCCAGGAGTTCTAAATAAAGCATGAGAACTTGAAATTAAATCCAAGCCACCTTGTACTGTAATTGAAGCTCCTTGAGTTGGCATAGTTTATCCTTAATATAAATATGTAAATCTAACATCTGACATATACTCTGGTTGAGGAGAGTTTAATTGGTCAGCCATATTTTGTAATCCTTTTTTATATTCATCTAAAGCTAATTGTGATTGTGCAATATTGTCTTTAAATTGATAAATATAATATCTAGCTCTTGCTAGTAAAACTGGTTTGTATTGTTCTGGAAATAAAACCTTATCTGTATCTACTGATAATTCAGTAGGTCTATTATAAGCAAAGAAATATATTCTATATACATCATCTGGTATAGGAGATAATCCAAATCTTCTACCATCTGAACTTCTTAATACTCTTAGTGGTGTTGAATAAGTTTGTGAATTAGCTTTGTTTGCTTCTTCACCTTGAGCATAATTAGCTCTCCAAGCTGATAAAGTTGTAAATGCTAATTTATTAATTGTATGAGGAGCTGTCTTACCTGTAACACCTTCTGTTGTTAAAGTAAAATCATCCCAGTTAACTGAATCATAATCTGTATCTACATCAGTTGAACCTGCTTTTAAAAGATACCATCTTTGTCCAGCTACTGTTTCAATAAATGTATTACCATAATAATCATTTTGAGGTGCTGCAGTTTTTAACCAAGACCATTCATCGACTGCATCTACAATATCAAAGTAAGCTCTGTTAACACAATTAGATACGAATTTTTGTATGCCTAATGCTCCTGATACTGTTGTTACTTCTGGTTCATTTATTTCAACCAGTAATTCGTTTGTCATTGATAAGTAAGTTTTAGCCATTTAACAGTTCCATGCTCTTAGTGATTTATTAATTCTTGAATTAGGGTCTCTTGCAGTTTTCTTAGATGTAAGTTTTTTCTTCATTCCTTTCATCCTTGCACAAAAACTCTTTCTTCTTTTATTACCTACTACTTTACTTGGTGCTTTAAGTTTTCTTTTCTTACCAGTTTTAGTTTTACCTTTATTGTAAGAAGCTCTACCTTTAGCATTAAGTCCACCTTTAGGATTTTTTCCTTCTTTACGAGTCCATGCAGGTGAAGACATTATACCCATATTAATTCTTATTTCTTTTTATTACTATTTTTACTTTTTTGAATAGTAATAGTCATCATACCACCATGACCTTTTTTATTTCGGTGAACTTTTCCACCATGTTTGTATTTACCTTTGTTTACTATTTTTCCACCAGGCATTGCTTTTTTCATTGGCATATTGTTTCTCCTATAAAATGTATGCGATTATAATTATAATACCTACAATAAAAACTTCTTTTTTATGATGTTCTTTGTAGTGATTAATTTTGTTTGTCCAATATTTACTTAACATAATTCTTCTCCTAAATTAAGAGGATGGGGATATTGCTACCCCCACCCAATAGTGTATTAAAAATTAATCTATTGCGTAGATAATTTTACCAGCTACTTCTGGTCTTAATACTTTTCTTCCCCATACCATTAAACCTCTAACGATATCTGAGAAAGTACCTGTATCTCTAACAGTTTCCACTTTGTTCATGCTTGACGCAGCAGCAGTTGAACTCATGTGACCGAATAGAGCTTCAGGTGCAGTTGCTGAACCAGCAGGTGTAGCACCAGATAAGTCATTAGTTGGTAGGTTGTTTGATTTGTACATTGAAAAACCTCTAAGTAATCCAGATGCAACTAAACCATTTCTGATTGAACCTTGACCAGCATTAAAGTCTACTGATAAAAGTTTTGATGCAGAGTTAGAAAGTTGATTGTACCATTCAGGTGCAGCAACAAACCATCTTCCATCTTCAGGTGCGTTAGCTTCATCTAATTCCTTAGCAGCTAATGCCATTTGGTTTAAAGGGTCAACTTCACCACTTCCAAATCCAATATCAATTGGAGTTGAAGTAGTTCCCATTCCTGTAGTTGCAGTTGCTCCTGCAGAAATAGCTGCTAGAATATTACTATCCATAGCATCTCTTAATGCATAAGCAGCATTGTCTGCAGCTATAGCTTGGAAGTTGACATGAGAGAATCTCTTCTCTAAGTCATCAATCTTAAATGAAAAAGATTTAGCTTGGTCTACAGTTAGAACAAGTTCTTGGTCAGTTAAGTCAGTTGATGTTACAGCCAGACCTCTTGTGTAGTCTGCTACTGCTATTTGAGGCTCTTTGATAATGTTAACAGTATCACCGAAAGATGAGATTTCTCCCATGTAATCTGTGTTACATACTGCTTCTGCTACTGCAGCTTTTCTTAGAGCTATTTGTACTTTCTTTGAATAGATTTCAGGAATGAAAAAACCATTAGTTTGACCTGAAACACCTAATCCAAAGTTATATGTTGAACCACCAGCGAATTTAGCCATTGTAGTTACTCCTTTGTTAGTTGTTGATAAAAATGAAAATAGAATTAATCTATAATTCTACCTTCCCTTTGAGCTTTTAAAATATCTTTTTCATATTTCATAAACTCTTCATCTGATAATTTTTTTATATCAGACCTTTTGAAGAAAGGTTCTTTAGATTCAGGCACTTGAGTTTGTTCGTTAGTTTTAACCAACAAGTCTGCACCTTCATTCTTCGGTTGTCTCTTCGTAGTTTTTTTATCAAATCCAAGTCCTCGGTCCTTCTTATACAAGTCAATTGCTCGTGCAGCTAATGCTCCATTAGAGTTGTTTTCATATATCCAGTTTTTAATTTCCATTGGCTGAGTATCTGCCCAGTTATGAAAATCATCAGACTCTTTGATTTGCTCAAAGTCAGGATGATATTTTGAAAGTTCAAGTGCAGCTTCCTTTTGTTGTAAAGTAGTATTTGCTTTCTTTAAACCTTCTAACTCGTCTTGTAAAGTCTTAACTTCATTTTGCGATTGTAAGTGAGATACAGTTTCCACAACTCCATAAATGTCAGGATAATCGTTTTTAAAAGCTTCAAGCTCTTCTTTCGATTTTGGTGGTTGGTACTTAGGTCGGTTCTCTTGAAGTTGAACTTTAAGGTCACTTTCTTTACTGTTCCATTCACCTAACTTCCTATCATAATATCGTTTTAGGTCGTCATATCTTTTCTTATAATCAACTTTTGTATAAGGGTTAGATTCTACATTTAGTGCAGAGTCTTGAACCTTATCCATTGTTGCATCAGTATTCTCAGCATTATCATCTGGGTTGCCATTGGCAGTAGCATTTGATAAACCTTGATTACTTTCAGGGTTTGGCACAAACAAACCTTCATCAGCAGAGGTTCTATCTTGTGGCATAGCATCATCTGTATGCCAAGATTTTTTCCTGTTGTAAGGGTTTGCTTCGGCTTCTTGTCTTCCTTCTTCGTTTTTGTTACTCATCGTGTCCTCCTTTAGGGCTTCTTAACTGAAGGTAGCTAAGGCAGGTGTTTTGTTTAAAACGAAACTACAAGGGCTTATAATATAATTATTATAAGGTAGCTTGTCTATCCATAGAGTTACCTTTCTCTATAAATTCTTTATACTATCTCTTCTTCTTGAGATTGAATACCAGCATCATAATCTTCTTCTGCTTTTTTCATCATACTTCTTAATTTGTCTACACCAATATTCTTAACTGCTTTTGCTGTAAATACAAATTCACCATCTGATAAAAGTGCTGGGATAGAGTCTGAAGTTCCTGTACCTGGTCCTTCTACTTCTCCATCATCTGTAAATTCTGTTGCTACTAATTTTGGAATAATAGCTTCTAGTTCTGGATGCATATCAACTGCTTCATCTAATAGTTGTTCTTCTTCATCTGATAAAGCTGAAGTATCAATAATAGCATCCATACCTTCTAAGTCTTCATCAGTAATATCTTCTTCATCATCCATAGGCATTTCATCATCCATACCCATTGGTTGTAGTAAAGATTCTTCTTCAGTTTCTAATTCTTGCATAACTGGCATTTCGTCTTCAGGCATTTCGTCTTCAACAATATCACCTTCAGCATATGCTTGATAATCTGGTCTTTGATTATATTTACTTATAGATTCATTACCTACAACTCCACCTATAGCCATTTCTACTTTTCTATCTTTTGCTTTATAAGCTTCTAATTCTTGTTCTTGTTTAGGTGTTAATTCTAATCCTTCTTCCTTCATACTTTCAAGTTGTTTAAACTTTCTAGCTTCAATTTTATCTTTAACCGAATCACCTTCACCAAATTTCATTCGTTCCATTATTCCACCATAAGCTTTTTTAATCACACCTTTACCTATTAAAATATCTTCCTGTGTTATCTCACCATCACCACTTAAATCTGGGAAAGCTTCTCCACCTTTATTCATTCTTGTTCTTGATGAATCTAGAACTCTTGAAGCTAAACCTTTCCTAGCAGACATAGGAGTATTAACATCATAAGGTGTAATACCTTCAGATGTTTTATCTTGTTTAGCTATATAAGGTGGCATTGACATTAATCCACCTGTTGCCATTTTCTTTGCTTTTATTCTTTTCATTTTACTCCTTGCTTAATTATAGCAATATAAATTATATTAGTCAACACTAATATTATTTTACTATGTCTCTTACATTATTGGGCAGGTTCTTCAGTCTGTCCAGTAAATTCCATCTCCCCTGGCATTGGTGTATTACCAGGTCCGATTGGGCTTTCGCCATTTCCAGGGTTGTTTGCTCCTGTAGCTTCTGGAGGTACTCCTCCATTACCACCCATTGCTCCGAGTTCACCAGGGATAGGAGCTTCTGGGCTAGTTCCTTTGTTAGCATTTTGTTGTCCTATTATTTTTGCGTATATTTCTGCTTCATCTTTTGTATTTAAAATTTCTGCTGGGTCTAAATCTAAAGAGAAAGCTAATTCTTTTATTACTTCTGACATTCTTACAAAAGGAGCAATAGCAGGATTCTGTACAGTTTGTAAGAACATAGTTAGTCTTTGACTTCTAACTTCTTTCTTCATTAAACTAGAAGAACCTGTTGCTTTAATTTCTAAGTCACCATATATTGGTAAGTCACCTTCATAGAATTGCATATTCCATTGGAACATTGCTTCACCTAAAGGTTTAATTAATTGGTCATCAATATTTTTAATTACTGTTTTAATATTTAATGATGCTGCTCCCATTAACATTGACATACCAGATGCTGTTCTTGTCATAGATTGAACACCTGTTTGTCCATGTGAGTAAGATGGTATTCCTGTAGATTCATCAGCTAATTGTCTAAACTTATCAAACATTTGCATATTCTCATTTGCAGTATTTGGAAACTTTAAGCCATAAATAGATTGACCTGGAACACCTGCTTGTCTTTTAAAAATCTTACCAGGAAATACTTCCATAGTTTGATTAGAAGCTAATGCAGATTCATCTACATCAAATACTAAGTTACCTGCTAATGCTAAGTTATCAATTGCCATTCTTGCATGACCATTCATAATTTGTTGTGCATCATCCATATTTTCTGGAACACCAATACCAAAAAATGTATATGGATTTTTTTCATATACAAAAGATTGATAAGGAGTTCTAAAAGGTTTAAATGGATTCTGAACAATTCTAATTACTTTATCTCGAATCATCCAAACATTAACTTGAACTTCTTCCATGTCATCAATTGATTCATCAAGTTCTAATCCTTCTTCTCTAGCACTTAATGCATCTATTGTTCCCCAGTATTCTAATACTTCAAATCTATTATTTTCAATATCAGGGTATTGACTTTTTTCTAAATCTATATCTGTTTCCCAAGATTTTTTATTATACTTAGCACCCATTCTTAAACATTCAAGTATTGCTTGTTTGTCAAAGAAAGGTCTGTTAGCTAAATCTAAAACTTGATTTCTATTTAATCTATGTCTTTGAATTACAAATTCTGCTTCTTCCATACTTCTAGCATTAGGGTCTGGATAAAAATCCCATATACTAACGAATTCCATTTTAGGAATTTTAACAGTTTCAGGTGTGTACTCTCTACTATTACCATTACTAGTATACTTATGTAAAGTTTTATTATATGTAAATGGTCCTTTAATAATTCCTGTTCCTAATAGACAAGCTTCAAAGATTGCATTTCTTAATTCAACACTACCATTTGATTCTTCTATTTGGTCTAATACTAATTTTTCTAATCTTCTTGCTGCTATTTGTGCAGGTTTAATTTGAGGCATCTCAGGACTTGGTGCTGGTCCAGATGATAAGTCTGCTTCTTCATATTCTTTTTCTAAAGAACCTAAGTTAGCATCATTATTTAAATCATTGAAAGTTGTACCAGGAGCTAAATCATTTCCATCACCAGGAAAACCTAATCCACCATTTGATTGTGACATAGTAGGTTCACCAGGAATATAATCCATATTACCTTCGATACCTGGAGTAGGTTCTTCATTTTCATTCATACCCATTTGTTCTTTTAATGGATTTAAATGAGCATACTCATCTATACCTTCAGGTACTCTAGTTTCTTGAATAGTTAATGGAAATTTATTTGCACCAAACAATACATCAATCAATTGACCATATGCTGCTAGTACTTTTGTTTTAGTTACTTTAACAAAGACTCTTGATTTCTCATGGTCTCTAAAAGCTACATTTTTAAAATATCTTCCTCGATAATTATGGAAAGATTGTAACCATCTATCCTCATCATCTTCTCTAGTAGTTTCACATTGTTGAAATCTAGAGTTTATTTTAGCAACAAGATTAGAAATAGTTTCATTTTCTTTTGCTTCATCCATAGTAGAATTTGTATCTTCTCTAATCTGGTCGTAGGTAGCCATATATAATTCCTTAAATTATTTGTGCAGTAATATAATAATACACTTATTATTACCCTTTGTCAACTATTTTTTTAATTTCTACTATAACACTATTAGGAATTATAGTACTATTTCCAATCTCTTCAATTTTACCTGTAGCTTCATCAGCCAAAGAATAATCTCCAAATATTCTAGTAACCCCTTTAGTTTGAGTTAATAAATGACCTTTAGTAACACATATTGGTAACTTAGCTTTCTTACAACCTTCCATACTTTGCCACGAACTGTCTGAGCAAATATCAAGCCAGTATACAGCAACAAGAGGATATCGGTCTATTTCTCTTTTTGCTTTAGGATTTATTTTTATTTTTCTCTTAACCATTATCTTTTTTTCCCTCCTGTTCTTTTTTCATTTTATCAAATCCTTTTTTACCTTTTCCATAGGGATTAAACTCTCCTTTACCTGATACATTTTTATCTTTAGCCCAGTCAGTAAATTGGTCTTTAATTCCACCAGCATCTGAGTATCTATAGATATTTAATTTAAATATTTGTTGTATATGTTTTTGTTTTAAATATTCTTGTAGTTCTTCATATGACATTACCTCATCATATTCTTTATTAGTCTTTTTATTTTTAAAAGTATATAGTGGCATTAGAAATACTTTCTTAATACTTCTAGTTGGTCATCATACTTAGCTATCATTTGTAATTCTTTTTCAATAGTTTCTATAATATCAGAATGTTCTCCAATCCCTATTGAGTTATTTAAATATATCTCTACATTTGCAGAATGTTTTTTTATATGACCTTCTGCGTGTGCTATTAAACTTTCTTTTATTTTATCTCTCATATTAATATCCAAATGTTGGGTCTGATGGTGTCCATCGTTTTTTGTTTGACATTTCTTCCCATACTGAAGTTGCTCTAGGTCTAGACATAACTAAATATCTTAGAGCATCATAAGCATGGTCAGATGCTTTTGTATCTACATCCTCTGGTCTACTAGGGTCAATAGGTATAGATTGTATTTCTCTTATTAAGTTAGGGCAAGATTTAAATATCTGGAGCTTGGGTCGACCTTTGTCGTTTAATTTTAATCTCTCATGTATTTGTATCTTGCCTTGAATTCTGTTCTTGTCAGCTCTTCTAAGCTTATGTCCTGCTCTGGAT